GTGGCAGGTATGCCGGCCAGTTGCCGACGGTATAGGTGTTGAGCACGGTCATTTAGGCCGGGTTTGCCGGCCACACAGCGCGGTTCGGGAAGTTGGTGACAACAGCCTTGCTCCACATGGACTGGATGGAAGCGAGGGCCGCAGGAGCGCCGACAGCCTCACCGTTCTTGGCCGTGATGATCTTCGAGCCGGAGCCGGTGATGGCGGTGTAGACGGCCTTGTTCAGCTGGTAGGCGATCTTGTCGCCGGCCTTGCGCTGGATGTGGCCGTTGATGTTGGTACCGTCCGCAAGCATTTCCTGCGAGACGAAGACCAGCGTGCCGTACTTGCTGAGCGTCAGCACGAGCTGCTTGAGCAGCGGCTTGGTCGGTGTGACAGCCACGGCTTCAGCGACCGTCGCTGACGTGATGCCCGACGCTGACCATGGCGGGTCTTCATCGACCGGCACCGTGATCGCAGCGTTCACAGTCTGGAGCTGGTCCAGGCGAGCGAATAGATTGTCCGGCGTGTCGAGCAGTGTCTGCACACCAGCGCGGAAGTCGGGCGGGAGCGCGAAGCCACCGTCCGCGGGCGTGCCTTCGCTGGAGTACGTAGCGACGGCGTTCTTGACGAGGCGCGGGTCCATGATGCCGCGCGCAGAGTTCGCGACGGCGTTGAGGAAGTCGCCAGTGTGCTTGAAGCCCCACGTGCCGCGGTCGTCTGCAGCGGTGATGGGTGAGCGAACTGCCTCGACCGGGGCGGTCTTGCGAGGCTGGACCTGGGCGAGAACAGCTGCCTGGGCATCGAGGCGCTCTGCGGCCTGGATGTCCTTCATCGTGTTGTCGAACTGGGTGGAAAGGGTGTCGATGCTCGTCTTCTCCACGTCCGTGAGGGCGCGGGCCTCGGCATCGGCCTTGTTACGAATGGTCTGGGCGTCTAGGTGGCAGCGTGCAGCCTGCTCGCGTAGTGCCTCCACTGAATTGGTAAGCATTGAACTGCGGACTGTTTCTTCCCGGATCGCCGGGCCGTACTGGATTGCTTTACTTCCCGGCTGGCCGGGGGCTGCCGTTCCCGCTGGGAGAACGGCGCAGGTTCATCTTCTGGATGGTCATCTGCATACGCGCGATAGCAATGTCGTGAGGCGCGCTGCGTAGGCGAGATGGAGTATTGCGGTACGTGTCGAGTAGCGTTGCCTTCCCGGCAACGGCGACCGGCTAGCAGCATGGGCAGCTGCAATCGCACGATCCCGCCTTGCAGGTGCAGCCGCAGTCCGTCGAGCAGTCGCACGAACCATCCGCGCATCCGCAGGTACAGCCGCAGTCGCAACCACCGACCATCGCGTCCGCGAATCGCTTCTGGACGCAGTCCTCTGCGAGCATCCACGTCTCGGCTGCCATGAGCTGCGCCACATCGGCCTCTGGCAGGCCGGTCTTGGCGACGTAGACGCCACGGATCATGTCGGTGATCTTCCTTAGGTCAGCAGCGGCCTTCTCCAGGTCGCCAGCGGTGCCGGGGACCACTGCATGCGCCTCGTGGACCATGAGGAATGACGCCTTCGACATCACGAGCCTGCTGCCGGCCATCGCGATCACGGAGGCGATGCTCGCTGCCACACCATCGACGTAGCAAGTGACCGGGCCTGGGTACCGCTTGAGCTGGTTGTAGATGGTCACGCCCTCGAACACCGAACCGCCAGCGCTGTTGATGTAGACGTTGAGCGGGCCCTGGCACTTGTCGAGCTGGGCCTTCACCTGCTCGGCGGTGATGCCGTCACCGAAGACCGAGGCACCTATGTCCCCGTAGAGGGTCAAGCTGGATGCCGCCGTGCCCGCCTTGCCTTCACATTTCGTCAATATACTGGTCATGTCAGACTCCAAGATGATGCGAGGCCACCGCTGTGCAGTCCGCGCCGGCCTCTACTGCTTCCGCGAGCGCTGCTGGGTTGAATGGTTGGCCCATGCTGGTCGCCGCGGGCGAGAACTCGTCCAGTTCGGCAGCAAGCTTGGTGCGCAGCTCGTCCCTTGCGGCCGAGAGGCGCGTCTCCAGTTCTTGTGGTGCCACGTGGGCACGGAGGTCCTTGGTTCGGGCCTTCCAGCGGCGCTCATGGTCGCGTAGGGAGCGGGTCAGTACGGTCGCCAGGAGCGCGCGGGCGTTCGGGTCGACGGGAGCATCGACCCCGATCTGGCTGCCGCCCTCCCCGTCCTGTTCCGGGTCAGCTGAGCTGCCGCCATTGGGAGCTGGTGCACCGGGCGCGGCCGGGGGTGGCGCCAGCGCCTTCTCGACCGGCTGGACCGTCGTGAGCACGAAGTGGTGGTCCAGCTCCTCGGGGCCGTGGTTCAGACCGAGCGTCTCGCGACACTCGTTGATCGTGACGACGCCCGAGCGGATTCGGATCTCGTCCGACTCCGCCTGCTCCTTCTCGGTGCCACGGGAGAGGTGCGAGAGGTCGATGACGCTGACCTTGTGGTCGGACGCCGGAATCAGCTTGATCGCTGCTTCCTGCTCAAGGCGCTTCGTCCATGGCGTCAGCGTGTAGTTGATGAGCGCGTGGCCCATCTCCGACAGGTTGCGGCCGTAGCCCTGGCTCCCCTGTGGCTCCGCCAGCATAAAGAGCGGAACGCCGAAGTAGCGGGCGATCTCTTCGACCGAGAACCGGCGGCCTTCGATGAGCTGCGACTTCTGCGGATCGTTGCCGATCGGCGTGAACGTCATGCCGTTGTCGAGGACGAGTGGCTTGCCGTTGTTCCGGTGGGCGGAGTGCTTGGTCGCGAACTCTGTCTTCAGCTCTTCCCGCTCCTTCGGCTGTAGCGTCTTCGTAACCGACAGCACGCCCGATGGAGTGGCCGCGTTCGCGTAGTAACTTCCCGTGAACCGGTCGGCAGCCGCAGCCGTGGCGATCGCCTTGGAGGCAGCGAGCACGGTACCCTGGCCGACCAAGCCCTCCAGGCTCGGACCGCGTAGGTGGAACACGTTTGCTGCGCGAAGGCGCACGATGGCGCCGTTCGGGTTCGTGTAGTCGTAGACGAGATTGCCTTGCTCGTCGCGCGTCGGCGAGAGCATGCGCTCGGACATGAGCGGCTGTAGCTTCACCACTCGGCCCGCGCCGTTCGGCTGGATCTCGGCGTACCCGTTGCCGTGGATGAGCGCCTGGAAGATGAGAGCTTCCTTGTATGCCTGCGCCGTGGTCTCGCCGTTGGGCGAGACGTTCAGCAGGAACGCGAGCGCGTCGTTGGGCAGCTTGGAGCGGCGCCCGTTGGGCGCGACGCCGAGCATGTACCAGGGCGCGGCAGCGATGTTGAGAGCGATGATGTTGCAACAGGCCCAGACCGCCGAGACCTCGAATACCTGGTGCGGCGAGAGCGCCATGCCGTCCGGTATGAACGGGAACGACAACCACCACGCCTGTCCTGAGCGAGGGTCCAGCGGCGAAGTGAGGCCGGAGTCGCGCTCGGAGCGAGCAAACACGCGCTTGATAGATTGAAATAGGCTCATTTAGAAATCGTCGTCCCAGTTCAACGTGCGCGGTCGGGCGTACACCTCGATCACTTGATCTTTGGTGGCCTCGTCTTCCAGGCTCCACACGCGAGGGCGGCCCGCCACGATGTCGGTAGCGAGCGCGCGGTTAAGAGCATTGAGGGTTGCAGAGACGCCGTCGATCTTCCCCTTTGAACGCTTCTTGTTCGGGAAGAGGTTGCCGTTCGCATCTTCGCGAACCATCACGTTGGAGATCATCCACTCCATGACGGGATTGGCGTTGTGGTGGAACCGGCCCGAGAGGACTGCTGCCTCCAGCTCCTTCATCGGCTCGCTGAGGTGCTGAACCTTCTGCGGCACTTCCACCACCTCTACTCCCTCCGCGATCAGCTCCTGTGTTAGCTGCGTCGCGTTGTACGGGTCGGAGCCCACGGCCTTGATGTCGAACTGCTTGCAGTCGTCGAGGATGTCCTGCTTGATGATTCCGAAGTCCGTTACGTTTCCCGGCGTCGAGTGAATCCAGCCGTCAGCAGCCCAGCCCGGATATGAGGCATTGCTGCCGTCCTCGATGCGCACCTCGTTCAAATAGGACTCTGCGAATAGATAGTAGTGGCGCTCCACACCTTGGTGATCTGGGCAATTCTCAGCACCGTCCGGGCACACCTTCGGTAGGTCACGCACGAACAGCAGCGCCTTCGCGGCGACGTCGATCTTGCTGGCGAGGTCGAGGCCGCCGAATCCGGGCACGCCCACGAAGTCCTCAAGGCGGAGGTTCTTGTCGCCGCAGGCGTTCCACGCCGACATCTTCATCCACTCGCGCGAGCCATCGACCCACCAGCCCAGGCGCTTGGTGAAGAACGAGCGGCGCTTGCTGGACCTCTGCTTTGCCTCGAGTGCCTCGTTCTCCACTTCGACCGGATCGATCGAGACGCCGTAGTTCGGGTTAGCCTGGCGCCAGGTCGCCTCGCAGAAGGGATCGGCTCCCTCGTCGGCTTCGACCAGGAGCGCGAACTGCGAGTTGTCCTGGATGCGGCCCTGCAAGATGTCGCGGGCGTACTGGTAGACCTCGTGCCCGATGCCCTCCAGGTCGAGACCGGCGGTCGAGATCACGACGAGGCGGCTGTCGGGCCTCTTTGCCCCAGAGCTGCGCAGGTTGTCGTGTACGTCGCGCGTCGGGTGCGCGTGGATCTCGTCCTCGATGATGAAGGACGGGATGATGCCCTCCAGGCCCTCGGCATCGGATGAGAGCGGGCGATAGGCGGCGCCCGTGGCGGGCTGGATGATGGCGTGCTGCCCGACCTGGAGGCCCAGGCGATCGCGTAGGGCCGGCGAGCGCAGGAGCATCTGGCGGGCGGTGTCGAACGACTGCCGCGCCTGCTTCATGGCAGTGGCAGCGGAGAAGACCTTCTCTCCATGGCCGCCAGTCGCGAGCGTGTGGAGGGCGAGGACGGCGGGAAGGAACGTTTTGCCGTTCCCCTTCGGCATGAAGAATGTGCCGCGGCGGAACCTGGGATAGCCGGTGTCGGTCCTGACCCAGCTGTAGAGGACGATGACGGCCCAGACCTGCCACGGCTCCAAGACGACCAGCTCGCCCGCCTTCGGGCCTTCGACGT